TAAGAGCTATAAAGGGTCGTCCTGTCCGTGAAGAGATGGAGATGATCATGGATGTTGCTGGCGAAGATGCAGTCTGGAGACACAATCCTACAGATAAAGATGGTCCTTGGAACGGTAGAGATACATTTGGTACTGCACCAATGGAGAAACTTATTGTCATCAAGACAAGTAGATCTGCTATTGATAAGTTGATTAGGAGATATAAAGGAAGTTATATAACACAGAGTAAAGGTAAGGGTGGACAGAAGTGGTATAAAGATGGTGATTTTATACGTTTGTTTGTAGGCACTCAGGTAATTAAGTTCCAACAGACAGGTAAACTTACTACTTCTAGTGGTAAGTCTATCAGTGAAACAACCATGACACGTATGCAAGAACTAGGTTCTGCATTTGTATTCAAGAGAGCTATAAAAGATAACAAATCATGGGGTAATATGCTTGCACTGAGAGCTGACACTGAGACCATGGATGGTGTTAAAAAGATATGGAAAGATATAGGTGATGTAGATGACGTTGATGAGGAGTGGCTTAATAATTTCTACAAACAACAGAAGACATTGATTGATAAGATAGGTAGACCTAACTTTACAGAGTTCAATCGTGAAGGTGGGTTCATGGAATTCATCAGCGACCTAGTTAAAACTGAATATGGTATTAGTTCTAAGGACAATTGGAATCCAGCTGATATTTGGTTGATACAAGATGAAAAAAAGTGGACAAAATTGATAGAAGATTCTGTAAAAACTACTAGTAATAAGGCAAAGGGTGTGCTATACTTAAATAGTATAATGAGAAAATTATTTGCATCTAGACAAGTGTTTGGAATCTCTCTTAAAAAAGTAGCTGCAGGTAAAGATGCACGAATAGAATTTGTAAATGATAAGAGTGAGTTCTTCCAGAAACTAGAAAAACTACGTTTTGATTATGATGGTGCTGATTGTAAGCTAGGAAAGAAGACAGACAAAGAGGGAACCATAACTTTATCTACTCAGGACACAAGACTGTATGTTAAGGATGGTGGTAACGTATATAATTTCCAGATTAAGGCTAACAATAGCACAAGTATGTCTAATCTAAAATATGAACCTACTTCATCTGGTGCTACTGCTGCTAGATTAGGTAAAGCAACTGTTGAATTGGTAGAACAATTACTAAAAGATTACAAATTAAAATTTAAGAAAGATAATGCAGCATATCCACAGAACGCAAAGGAATTTTTAGATAACAAGGGTGGTGATTGGAAGGAGTTGATAGAAGTATTGCATAAAAACAAGGTAGATATTGATGTACCTGATGTGCAGACGGCCTATGATAATTTGTTGTTTGTATTTGGTACTAAACCTTTTGTTGCTAATGCAAAATGTCAGCAAATAAAATGGTTAACTGAGTATCTATCTCTTAGTCGTGAAGATAGAGATACCTTTGGAACTAATATGGTATTCATTGCTAAGAAAGAAGGTAGAAAGTATGGAGTTTTCGCAAAGATTTTCTGATGTCTAAGAACACTCATCTAGAACACTTAGAAGATAGCATCCTCCTTGATGGAGAAGGGGGTGCAAAGGATGCTTTTATGTTCTTGGATGAACTTGCTAAGACTTTCAGTGCAGGTGGTAATAATAATTTAAAAATTACTACAAAATGGGACGGTGCACCTGCTGTATTTTGTGGAATGTATCCTGGCTCTGGGAGATTTTTTGTTGGTAGTAAATCTATCTTCAACAAAGACGCTAAGATAAATTTCACACACAAAGACGTAGATTATAATCATGGTGGTTCACCTGGTCTTGCAAGTAAACTCAAAGATTGTTTGACATATCTTCCTGACCTTGGTATTGAAGGTGTAGCACAAGGTGACTTACTCTTTACTGATGACAAAGAAAAGAAAAAAATTGATGGAAGAGACTGTCTTATATTTCAACCTAACACTATCACCTATTGTATACCTTCAGAAGATGACTTATATGATAAGGCATTGAAAGCAAAACTTGGAATAGTATTTCATACCAGTTATCATGGTGATAGTATACAAGGTTTGAGTGCTAAGTTTGGTTATGATGTATCTAAATTAAATGATAGTAAGAATGTGCTAGTCCTAAGTGCAGAGACAGAACAACTTGGTAATGATATTTTATTGAACAAATCTGAGATGGAAACAATGACATCTGTAAGGACTAAAAGTTCTAAACTTGTTGCAGGTACTTTCTTAGATACTATGGCAGAGCATAATGCAGGTAAAGATCAGTTATCTGTTGGCATCAGGCTTAAGATATTCTTCAACCAGTATGTCAGAAAAGGTCAGAAGATGGGAGTTTCTAATGTAGTCTTAAAACAATTTAAAGAATACTTTGAAGCGGAGTGTAAGAAGGCTGCAGATAAATTAAAGTCAGCTAAGGGTAAGGCAGGTAAACTGACAAAGATGTATGATGGTCTAGACCTTATAGAAAAGCATGAGAAAGATCTGATTAATACTATTGATCTATACAAGAACTTACAACTAGCAAAAGAAATGTTTATCCGCAAATTAGAAAAGGGTGAAAGGTTTGGTACATATCTTCGCACGGAGAATGGGTATAAGATAACAGCACCTGAGGGGTACGTTGCTATACAAGAGGGAAGTAAGGCAGTTAAGTTAGTTGATCGTTTGACATTCTCAGTTGCAAACTTCAACGTAGAAAAGAACTGGGTTGCAGGAGATGGTAAATGAGCACATGTTATTTTACATTTGGTAGATTTAATCCTCCTACCATAGGACATGAGAAACTTCTCAAGGCAGTGCAAAAGGAAGCAGCCTCTGCTGACTGGTTTATCATACCTTCACAGACACATAAGAAACCTAAGGATCCACTACCATATGATTACAAAGCTGCAACCATGAAGAAGATGTTTCCTTGGGCTGCGGATCACATAGATGATAAAGCATGTTGCAATACTATTATCAAAGTTGCACAGCATTTGATGATGAAAGATTACACTGATATAGTGATGGTGGTAGGTTCTGATAGGGTAGCTGACTTCACTGGTCTATTAGAAAAATATAATAGGACAGATGAATACTCATTTAGAACTATTAAAGTTGTGTCTGCTGGCGAAAGAGATCCAGACGCGGAAGGTGCTAGTGGAATGTCTGCAAGTAAGATGAGAGCTGCAGCAAAAGACGTAAAAACAACGGAATTTATGAGTGGTATACCTGATACTTTGACCCCTACAGAGAAACTAGAGCTTATGGCAAAGGTTAGAGAAGGTATGGGCTTATAAATAAACTTGATATGTACACATATATTAATGAAATCCTTCTCTGAATTCGCAAAAACTACTAAGGTTGCGGAAGCAAAGATCACCAAAGATAAGTTCTATAAGAATGAAGTCTATAAGCAAGGTGAGTGGGTTCTTACTGAGAACGGACAAGTAGGGAAGATTTTACGTCGAGGACCTAACTATGTGTTGTGTCTTACTGCTGAAGAAACTACCTTCCGCACTTGGATTACAAACATCAAAGAGGTATTCGAGATTGGAACTGACGCATATCGTGAGTATGTAATGTCGCTTACACCAGGTCAGAAGACGCAGAAACCCTCAGGCACTGTAAAGGTGAAGCAAACAATTCCAACAGACCCAATAAAAGATAAGATGAGCCATCACGAAGAAAAAACATTAGCACAGATAGCTGCTGATACAAGTTTAAACACACAGTTCAAGTCTATAAAAGAGACTTGGAGATATGATTACTCCGCAGTCATAGGTAATACAGACATCAAAGGCAAGGGTGCTGACGGTGTAGGTGGCGGTGACGCACCTGGTATGAAACTTGCAGAACCAAAAGGAACTGAAGGTAAACCAAGTGTTAAAAAAGTAAAGCATTCATGTGCTACTAAGGTAGAACATCCAGAGTGGGGTGCAGGTAACTGCATAAAAGGAGAGCATACTCTACATGACGATGGAACAGTAACACACTATGATGTTATGTTTGAGCATGGACTAGAGAAAGATGTTTCTGTTGATGATATTACAATCACTAAAGAAGGTATGCATGAGCATGCTGCTAGACCAGAAAGAAATCGTGACGAGATAGGTACAGAATTACCAGTAGATGAAGCTCCACTAGTAGAACCTGCTATCAAGAATATGCCAGAGCATCATCAAAAGGATGAGAATGGTAAAGTCATTGAGCATGATGACCTTGAAGAAGGTAAGAAAGCAAAGAAAGATTATGATGGAGACGGTAAGATTGAGTCTGGTAAGGACGAGTACTTCGGATCCAGAGATAAAGCCATCAAGAAAGCGATGGGTAAGAA